ATCTTTTTGAAAAATTAAAAGATAGAGAAATCATAACTCCCGAACCGTATAAACTAAACGCATACTTTACTCAAAGATGCAATCTTGTGCAGGCGTTTGACATGTTGATCAACTACGATGTTCCGCCTGAACTTATCCCAGAAACCAAAGAATATGATATTTTTATTGGCAAAAAGGATATTGCACAAGCAAACGAACTAGTCAATGAAGCTAGAAATCATTTTAAAAAGCAACAAGTAGTAATCTTCCAACCATTTGGAAAAACAGCTGGATTACAGGGCAACACCATCATTGACGAAAGTGGTAGATCATTCGAAGTTGATGATATTATAAAAATACTTGAAGAACTGAATAAAAATTACGCTGTTATAATGATGAGCGAGTTAAAAATTCCTGGAAACAAAGCATTAGGGGTAATGGTACCGGAAAGCGTTAGTCTTTTACAATGGACTGCAATTATCAATGCTGCTGATTATTTCTTGGGCTGCGACTCAGTGGGACAGCATATTGCACATGCCTTAAAGAAACCGGGCACAGTGGTTATAGGCGGTACATTCCCTGAAAACATTTCGTATCCTAGTAGCAGTACACTTACTATAATCGATAACGGCAAAGACGAAAGAAAGTATTCTCCAATAAGAGTTGCGATAGACATTAGGATTGATAGACACAATGAAAATCTAATGGTGCTCAATGACGAAACTATTAAGACAATTACCAACGGGATTAAAACTACATTGAGTAAAACTGCCAAGGCATATGCTGAACCCAAACAAGCTGCTGGGTGTGCTGCACCCGGCTGTGCTTAAAATAAATGTCACAAGGAAAAATAATGAAAAAAACAGGATACATTGCAGGTATTGCTCGAGGGCATAATGCAGGAGTTTGTCTTTTAAAAGATGGACAAATTGTATTTTCTATTGAAGAAGAAAGACTATCTCGCTACAAATATGACGGCGGCCCGCTTGCGAGTATGATTAAAATTCTTGACTATACTGACAAGATTGATTATTTGGTAATATCTCACACACAAGGTCATGACGAACCAATAAACGATTTTGTAAGGCAAGATGTGTATTCTGCACTTGCTAGGAAGTTGAGATTAATCGACGATGTTAATACCCAAGTAATTAAATATCACGATCAACACCATAGAAGTCACGCCGCGTTGGCATTTTATAGATCTGGGTTTGATAAAGCAAGTGCTATTATTGTAGATGGGGCAGGTACATTTATTGAACGCCCCGACGGTCAAACCATGTTTGAAGTTGAAAGTATATATGATTGTTCATACCCTGCAAACTTTGAGGAAGTGTACAAGCATTTTGGAGGCAACGGACCTTGGAGGACTGAACATTACAACAGTGATGGGAACGGTACAGAAGTTATAGTTAATGATAAAACAGGTATTGTTAAAGCATATGAAGCAGTAACTAGATTTTGTGGATTCGACTCGATAGAAGCGGGTAAAACTATGGGTCTGTTTCCGTATGGAGAACCGAACAAAGCACCTAAGATTTATGGTAATTTTGGTGGGAATAAAGATCTATTCACTAATACATATCCCAATGGCGCACTGGTCAATGAAGAAGGCTATGCTGAACTAGATGACAGGGTGTACGATCCAAAAGTAATTCATAGATCAGTGACTGACCCCAACGATCAACGACAAATGCAGCGGTACGAGCAACAAATGCGTGAAGCTGATGCAGAAGATCTAACACAATTGGCTTCTAGAAGAAACATGGCCTACAATGTACAAACTGAATCGCAACAACTAGTACTTGACTTGATTCTAAAATCAATTAAACGTACAGGTAATAAAAATATCGTTATCAGCGGCGGGTATGGTTTAAATTGTGTTGCCAACTATTTCTATCTACAGCACTTACCGGAAGGTGTAAAGATATATGTTGAACCTGTTTCGAACGATGCAGGTACAGCTATGGGTGCAGCATTTTATCATTACTATAAAACATCTCAAGATACAAAAGTAAGATCAAAAGATGAAAATTTATTTTTAGGTCCGGTACAACATATCACTGAAGATGCAGTTATAGAAACTGCGGCCAAATACAGTGGCAGCGTAACAATAAATGTTGATTACAAAGATGTTATTAAGACTATTAGATCTAAAAACATCGTAGCACTATTCCAAGAACGCTGCGAAAACGGTCCTAGAGCACTAGGCAACAGATCACTGATGTTTGATCCAACATTTGCCGACGGTAAAGATTTTGTTAATTTGATTAAAAAACGAGAATATTTTAGACCATTTGCTGCATCAGTATTACAAGATGATGTACACGATTGGTTTGATCTGCGTGGCATGGAAGATTCTCCGTCTATGATGTATGCTGTAAATTGTCAGCCGGGCGTGAAAGAAAAGATTCCAGCAGTTATACACGTTGATGGTACCTGTAGAATTCAAACAGTGACTGAAGAACAAAACTTTCATTGGTATAATCTGATTAAAGAATTTAAAAATCAAACAGGTGTTCCTGCATTGTTTAATACCAGCTTTAACCTAGGCGGCGAGCCATTGGTTGAAACCATCGACGATGCCATGCGTACTCTTTACAACTCAGGAATTAATTACATTTATTTTCCAGCTGTTAAAATGATGGTAGAGATTGAACATAATGACAGAGCATGATTAAAAAAATAAATGAACAAGATATATTTGCAGTTAATCCTAATTTTGAAGTACATGTACATCAGTTAGGTGATACCAAATGTGTCATTGTTGATAACTTTTATCTTAATCCTGAAAAAGTTAGAGAATTGGCTCTTTCTATTCCTGCATCGAAGAGCATGATTAGAAATACATACCCCGGACTGTCAATTAGTCTTGGAATTAATCTAACAAGTTTAGCCGATACGTTTGTTAAACTAATCAGTGAAAATTTTAATGACGGTCCTCGCAAGATTGATAAAGACATACGTAAAACATTTGATTTTATAACATTCATGGTAAATGTAATGCAAGGACAAGACCAGCCAACTCCCCATAGAGATAGTGCAGATCCAGGTAGATTTGCAGCATCGGTATATTTAAACTACAATGACGAATCTCACGGCGGCACAGCTTTTTATTCTGAAACCGGACAAGAACTAGGATATGCAGAAATGGCTTTTAATAGATTGGTATTATACAGGCAAACTGATGTTCACACCGCAGTGATGCAACCTGATTGGTTTGTTGAAGATGCTTACAGAATCAATCAGATGATGTTTATTTAAATATGGAGGAAAACATGAACAATCAAACCGAAGGCCGAATTTACTCCTTGTTTCCTTCCCCCCTATACACATACAAAACAGAAAGCAAAGAATATACTGAAATACAGGCCGAGATGCAGACTGTGGTTGATAAACTGCATCTAGAAGATCGTTGGGGACAAAATCCATATTGGAATTCTCACACTCATTACCTATCTAATCAAGGTGATTTTAACCAGTCTATTTTAAAAGACGAAAAAATGAGAGTGATCACTTCGTGTATAATGCACCATTGTTTTAATTATATGAGAATGATGAATGTTAAACCGCTGTACAAAGCAGCCATCGAAACTTCATGGCTTACACTAACCAAACCGGGGCAGTATGCTCATGTTCACGATCACGGTACCAGCCACGTCAGTGGAGTGTATTGGTTTAAAACAAATGGGCAAGACGGTGATCTAGTTTTTAGAAATGCTCTTAAAGCATTAAAATGCAATCCAATTGGTAGTTCATATGCTCATGAAAACGCATTTGCCCCAGAGCAAGGCAGATTAAGTATGTGGCCCGGCTATTTAGATCACAGTGTTAATGAAAATACAACCAATGAAGATCGTATTAGTTTGTCTTTCAATATTTTGTTAGAAACAGGAGCAACTAATTAATGTTATATGTTTTCGGCGATAGTTTTAGTGTACCCGATGCACACAAGAATGAAGTTATTGGGCCTACAGGTCTAGTAACGTTCATGCCGTTAGAAAAGAATTGGACTAGGATTGTTAGTGAAAGTTTAATCGGGGATGATAATCATGTAAATGACTCTCAGCTCGGGTGTTCCAATGAATACATTTTCCATACCCTAAGAGAGCGTGAATCGTCGTTTAAAAGTGGGGACTGTGTTATAGTACAGCTTACTTCTTATTACAGAGAATGGATTTTTGAAGATAAACCAGGCATGGCAAATTTCCTAAATGCAAAATTTGTGCCAGGAGTTCATGTTACAAAAGAACAAGCCAAGGCATTAGAAATGTATAAAAAGTATCTGCATTCCGATCACCGTCTTTTTATACAATATGATGCAATTTATGATGCAATAACTCTTAGAACTATGCTATATGCACAACAAGGTATTCAATTTTTAATCCTGCCAGGGTTTCACAACGTTGCAGGGGTACAAGGAAATATGTTTGAAACCTCAAACTTAGAGTTTGACAGTATCGAAACATGTAACACATATCATAATAGAGTTGGCGGCGATCTGCGTTATAACCACTTTTCAGAAGTTAATCATAAAATTTTAGCAAATAAAGTAATTGACTTCTTTAACACTGGTACCACTGTGGATCTTACAACTGGGTTTAAAACTGGCATTCATACTAAAGATACTATCTAATGAAAATACATCTTGAAGGATATCCGGTAAGCATTTCTCGATTGAATACTGTAGATCTAAAAATTCTACAGGATCATTATCTTCCATTGATATTAAATGGCAAAGAAGATGAATACAAAGGCGAAGAAAGTAGAATTTCTAAAAATGCATCTCAACGCTGGAGCGATGCTGACTTTTTTAAAAAATGGAATGATATATTACTACCTGCGCCCTATATCCAGTCTTACATAGATTCTTTTATGTTTCAATTTTCCTATAAAGTTGAAATAGATACATGGTATAATGTGCATAATCAATATGATCATCAACAGTTACACAATCACATAACAACAAATGTACCGGCATTTTCGTGTGTGGTCATACTAAAACAACCTAATGCAGATTCGGGACAGCTAGTTTTCAGGACTCCTAATTTATCAAATCATTTAAAATATTTAGAATTAGATCCGCAAGATCACTATCAAAACATATATAAGCCACCAATGGAAGAAGGAATATTGATAATATTCCCATCCTGTCTTGAACATTATGTATATTATAATCAAACAAATGAATCAAGAGTTGTGTTTGCATCAAACATAGTAATAAAAAGACAAGGTAGCTTGTACTAATGTCACCTACTGTTATACCGTTTCCTATAAGTATTAAACCATTTAAGGAACATATTCAACTAAAACAACAAGTAATAGATGCCATTTCAAGACAAGATCGAGCAGAACACATGCTGGCATTTAACAGCGATATCATTAGATGCGATTGGAGTACATCTCGATATGATGGCGACAGAGAGTGGCTTAAAATTATAAATTATCCTCTTGCTATTCATCTCAACGAATGGTGCAATACCATGGGATATCAAACATTTGGTATTACTGAAATTTGGTTTCAACAGTATGCCACTGGAGGCAAACATGCCTGGCATACCCATAGCAATAACTTTACCAACGTATATTATGTGCATTTGCCTGAAGGCGGCACCCAAACAGAATGGATAGATCCAGTGACCAAAGATATACACATATTTGATGTACATGAAGGTGACATCATTACATTTCCTAGCTGGGTAATTCACCGAGCTCCGATTAATACCTCAGAAGAAACTAAAACAATCATTTCGTGGAACATGGACGTGTCGGTAAAAGATCATGATGCAGCCGACATCTACGGCTAATGCAGGAGAATTTTTATTATGACTAAAAAATCAGAGTACGAAGTAATAGATAATTTTTTAGATAAAGAATATTTTGATACAATAAAAAATACACTAACGTCATTAGATATGAATTGGTTTTATAGAGACAATATGACATCAAAAGATGATGAGCACGGTATGTGTTATTTTACACATAATTTCTTTATAAACAACCATGTTTGTAGTCCTTACTTTAATTTACTAGAATCATTATTATATAAATTAAAAGTTTTTTCATTACTCCAAGCTAGAACAAATATGTCTATAAGTAAAGAAGATCGATACGAATCTTCTTGGCATGTTGATTACCCTGATGGAGATTCTAAAACAGCCATATTATATATGACAACTTGTAATGCTAAAACGATGATAGAGGTTGAAAAAGAAATAATTGGGATTGATTCTGTTGAAAACAGGATATTAATTTTTGATACTGCTATTTCTCATAAAATGATAAGTGCAACAGATGCAAAAAGAAGAATTATTATTAATTTAAATTACTTTCAAAAATGAAATTATTCGGTAAAATAGAAAAAGGTTGGGGACATGAAATAATATTTTCGTCCACTGACCAATACTGTGGAAAATATCTGGTGTTTGCCAAGGCTGGCGACAAGTTCAGTATGCATTACCATCTTGTCAAAGATGAAAGCTGGAACGTCAATCAGGGTAGCTTCTTGTTAAGATACATAGACACAAAGACTGCCACGATGCAGGAAAAAATCTTAAACACAGGCGATAATTGGCATAATCCTCCAGGGTTACCGCATCAACTTGAAGCGTTGGAAGACAATTCAATCATAGTCGAAGTAAGTACCCCCGATTCAGTAGAAGATAATTTTAGAATATTTCCCGGAGATAGTCAACGATGAATTTTATTGAAGTGTATCCAGACGCATTTCCCAAAGACTACTGTAAAACTATCATACAAAGATTTGAAGATATGGTCAAAATGGGTCAACATCTCACACAAAACAGCATGATGAAAAATCAGGACGATCGAATATTTTTTGATTGGGCATTTCACAGTCAACAAAATTTCAGCGTAGATCCTGACCTGTGTTCTTTCTTTTATAAAACTCTAAACAAGTATTATATAGAACAGTATTTTGAAAAATATCAGAGTCTTGGATTTTGTTTTCAACACACACCCAAAGGCATGAGCGTACAGAGAACCGGCCCGCGCCAAGGCTACCATGCGTGGCATTGTGAAAATGCAGATCAATCATCAGCCAATAGAATCCTAGCTTATACCTTGTATCTCAATGATATTGAAGAGGGTGGCGAAACAGAATTTCTGTATCAAGGTCTTAAGATTAAACCAGAAACTGGCAAGTTGGTTATTTGGCCTGCCTATTTTACCCACCCTCACAGGGGGAATCCCATATATAAGGGTTACAAATATATTATAACCGGGTGGTATTCACTGGATCACTAGTATGTCTACAATAATAGTTAACGGTACTTTTGATATTTTGCATCCCGGGCATGTTGCCATGTTGAACACAGCTCGTAGTCTAGGAGATTATCTTGTTGTATGCATTGATACAGACAGAAGAGTTCGAGAATTAAAAGGCCAAAGCCGGCCGATCAACGACCAGATTGATCGCAAAGTGATGTTACAAAATTTAAAAGCTGTTGATATTGTAGAATTTTTTGACAGCGAAGAAGAACTGATAGCATTAATCAAACTGTATAAACCAAGTGTAATGGTCAAAGGCAGTGATTATCGCGGACAGCGTATAGTAGGCGAAGCACACGTACCAAAGGTATTTTTTTATGACAGAGTCAGCGACTATTCAACAACTAAAACAATTCAGGATATTGCTAATAGGTGACGACTGTCACGACATTTACACCTATGGTTATGTAAATCGTATCAGTCCCGAAGCACCAGTTCCTGTGTTTGAACCACAGTATACTATTCACAAAGATGGAATGGCTGGCAATGTGTGTAAGAATCTAGAAGCATTGGGATGCACAGTCAACTTCCTACACGGCAAATCTAGCGAAAAAAACAGATTAATCGATGCACGTACCAAACAACAATTATTGCGTATGGATCAAGATGTTGCCAGCGATCCTATCACTTTTGACACATCAATACCTCCTGGGTATGATGCCATTGTAATCAGTGACTACAACAAAGGCACAGTGACCTACGAATTAATAGAAGAGCTAGTTAAAGAAGTTGACGTGCCTATCTTTGTTGACACAAAGAAAACAGACCTAGCAAGACTATCAGGTTGCTATGTCAAGATTAATGCACTGGAAAAAAGTCGTGCAACAAGTTTACCCAACGCAGAGCATTTGATTGTTACGCACGGTGGAGGTGGCGCTTATTGGAATGATTGTATATACCCTGCTGAAATTGTAGGCGATGTAACTGATGTATGCGGTGCAGGTGATACATTTTTAGCAGCATTAGTATACGAGTTTTTAAAAACAGGCCGCATTCCTGATGCAGTAAAATTTGCAAACAAGGCATCGGCAGTAACAGTACAACACATAGGGGTGTATGCACCAAGACTGGAAGAAATACAATGATTATACTAACCGGAGCCGGAGGATTTATTGGTAGTGTGGTATTAGGTTACTTGAATTTGCAACGAGTCACTGATATTATTATAGTTGACGATCTGCCTTATGAAAATCAGTATAAAAATCTCATAGGTAAACAGTATAAAAGACTTGTTTCTATAGATGACATCGATTCAATAGATGAAAACATCACTGGAGTCATACATATCGGTGCAAATGCTAATACTCTAGAAAAAAATTGGAGTTCGATCTATGCAACGAATGTTAAATCTACAAGGAAATGGAATGCATTTTGTAAACAACGCAAAATACCTTTTATTTTTACTTCTAGCGCATCAGTATATGGTAACGGCTCTGGCCCAATGAATCAATACGCATTTAGCAAACTGCTCAGTGAAAATGAAGTAGAAGGAGTTGTCCTTCGATTGTTCAATGTATATGGGCCTAATGAGTATCACAAAGGCAGAATGGCTTCTACAATTTTACATTGGTTTGATCAAATCAAAGAAACTGAGGAAATAACGATATTCGAAAACAGCAAGAATTATTTTAGAGATTTTGTATGGGTAGAAGATATAGCAAAAACCATATATTATTTTATGTTTGAAAATTATCAACCTGGAATCTATGATCTCGGCAGCGGATCTAGCACGGATTTTGAAACCATAGCAGATCTTGTAATATCTAATACAAACAAAGGCAAAAAAAGATTTGTAGATATGCCCGATGATCTTAAAAAACAGTATCAAATAAATACATTAGCTGATACGAAATTGTTAACAAAATCTGGGGTAGATGTCAAAAGTTTCACCAACGTGTATGAAGGCATCGCAAAGTACATAGATTATTTGGCTAAAACTCGTTATTACTAATTTGAATAAATAATAATATGGCAAAGATACCCGTACTTGACGCAATAAGAATTATACCTAGAGAAACAGATTTTCTTAACAGAAGATCCGGAAATCGAGGTGAAATTTTTTATGATCGAACAGCTAATACCCTGAGACTATATGATGGAGCCACAGCTAGCGGTGTAAATCTTGCAAAAGCAGATTTAACCAATATATCTAATACAGATTTTTTAGCCAAAGCAAATTCTGCAGGATTCAGTGGCGGTGTGCAGTCAGGCGTCTCTGGAAAAATAGCATATTATCCGTCAAATGGTTCCCAAGTCAACGATCTTGCTGCATTGACTTGGTTAGATGATTCCACTAATACGTTGATGTTATCGGGTGTGATAGATATCTCAGGACAAAAAAATCGCATCAGATTCCATTGGGACACCCTAGCAGATCTTACAGATGAAGTGTCCCCTATAGATTATCACGGTATGGTAGCTCATGTGCATGATACAGGCAAATTGTATTATGCACATGCCGGCGCTTGGGTACCTGTGGCTGCAGAAAGCAGTCTGCCCAATACATTTGCAACTATTGCTATCGCAGGACAAAGTTCAGTGATAGCAGATACAACCGCAGACACACTGACACTAGTTGCTGGTACTGGTATTACACTAACTACCAACGCTAGTACAGATACCATTACTATCACAGGTACTGCCAGCACAGGCAACATCACCTTTGTGGCTAACACCATAGACAGCACAGATAGCACAGCTATTACAGTAACCCCAGCAGTGAATTTTGAATCAGATGTTGTGGTAGGCAATGAAATTGTATTTGCAGACGGCTCAAGACAGGCTACTTCTGCTGTGGGGGTTCCTGGACCTCAGGGAGAGATTGGTCCTCCAGGAGCGTCAGGATCTGGATCAGGCGATGTATTGAGTGCAGGCGGCGGCTATGTGGACAACAGGATTGTGCGCTACGATGGCACAACAGGCACAATCATACAGGTTAGTAGTGCCAGTATATCAGATGTAGGGTTATTAACTGCTACAAGTTTCAGCGGTGACGGCAGTTTGATAACCGCTTTAAATGCCACTGAATTAACTTCAGGTACTGTACCTGATGCAAGATTTCCAGCTACATTACCTGCAAGTTCGGGTGTTAATTTAACAGCACTCAATGCCACTCAGTTAACTTCAGGTACTGTACCTATAGCTCGTATAGGA